TGGCTTCATTTAATTGCGTACTCAACACTTCAACTTTCGTTTCAGCAACAACTAATTGTGCAAATAAATCCATAGATTTTCTTTGATAAGTTGTGATCAAACTTTTATAATCATCTTCATTCATTAGAAGGAGCCACCGTCAATTGTAATATTTTCAAGAAACCTTTCAGTTCCAGTGCAAGAAATCACTTGAGATTGTCCAGCACAATCATTAACCCAAAGTTGTCCGATTTCTAAAGGAGCATATGTGGTTGCAGTAATTACACTGCTACTTTCACTTACATCAGAACCAACAGCAATTCTAGATGTAGAATCATCCCAATAAACTGCTGCTTTTTTAGCAGAACCATCATAATAATTTAAAATAAAACCAAGATCTATATTAAGATCAGCACCAGGAGTAGATCCATCTACAAGTCCTACTTCAATTAAAGAATCTTCAACAGTTAATGTATTTGTATTTACCTGAGTTGTAGATCCATGAATGAATAAGTTTCCATTAACTGTCAGATTACTAGAAACTCCAACATTGCCAGTTTCATCTTCAATTGATATACCAGATGTGCCATCTGTTGCACTGATAATTCCAGTTTTTACAGCAGCTGCAACTACATCATTGGAGAATAATCCATCTCTCCATCTTTGCGTAGTAATTCCAAGATTGTAAAGAGCATCACCATTTGGAACCAGGTTTGATGTAAACTCGCCACCAACATTA